ATCCTAAAGCCAGTGCGTTTGTGGCAGCAGCAAAAACTGCCCGGCCTAAAACAACTAAGAAATAAAGGATTATTACCATGGCTACAAAACCAAAGAATTGGATCGCTGGCGCAATTAAAAAGCCAGGTGCTTTAAAGAAAGAATTAGGCGTTAAGAAAGACGCTAAGATTCCAGCAAAGAAATTAGCAGCTGCTGCTAAGAAACCTGGCAAGATGGGTCAACGTGCTCGTCTTGCTGAGACATTAAAAGGAATGAAAAAATGAAACAACGTTTAAACGCTAAAGACTCACGTGATGATTCTTACGGTAGTAGTGATGAACACTACCTTGGTAAGTTTAGTGGCAATCCATACACAACCAAGAATGTAAACGTTGCTCAAGGTCCTAAGATGGGCAATGCTGATGCTCATGAAGGCAAACGTGGTGCTTTCATCGATGCTAAACAAGAACGTGCTCCACTAGCCGACTTTATTAATCGTGCTTATGAAACACGTAATAAAGAAGATTACGAACAAGAAACCACCAAGGCTGGTGAAATTGATCGTGCTGTAGAACAAGTGCGAGCATTTCCTGATCGTCGTGGCACACCGCTAAAACGTCGTAAGTAATTTTACTAACCGCAGTTACGGTATCTGTTACAAAAACCGTTATTTCATTTATAAGGAACAGACATGAATAAAACTCCGCAATCTAACGCAGTTAAAGCAATTAAAACTGCCACCAGCCTGGCCGAAACCAACGGTTGGGATATAGACCCACCTGCTGACCAACCCAACACCACTCCCTCAGAACCCCTATACGACCTAGAAGGTTTGATGACAGACTTTCCTACTGCCAAAGAGTTGGAGAAGTTTGTATTTGATCAAACAGGTTTCGTTCTTAACCTCAAAGGCAGATCAAACAAATTCAAATATCAAACTGCCATGGACGTGCTTAACGGTGTTACACCTGAATCGTATATGCTTGGTAGTGAAAACCCTTACCTTGACAAGAATGATTTAATTCCTGTAGACGAATTAAAGAAATTACCCGCAAGACCAGCCGAAGTGGTTGGTGTTCCACACGTTACATCATTCATTAGTAAAGCATTCCCACATCCTGATCCTGAGTTTAAGGCTAGTGGTCAGAAGTGTGAAGTGATCTTTCGTAAGTATGTAAACAATGCTATTACTTACGAGATTCTAGGTCCTATTACAACTAGGCCAGTTGGCACACGTGTTAACAAGTTTGGTAAAGAAGTGCCAGAAAAATATACTTGGATTGATCCACGCACTGGTGAACAACTGTTGCGTTCAAGCAACGGAAGTTATACACCAGTTGGCACACGACTAAAAGCACAGATGCAAAAAGCCAAGATCAACAAGAGTGATTATTGGACAATGTGGATTGATCGTGACTTTATCATGGGTGGCAATAACGGTAATTCACTCGACAGTCCTTGGGATTTTTCATGACACCGATTAATCCTAATGTTAGGGCAACACTTCATCTTAAACAAGTTGAGGAGACCAAGATCATGCAAAAGGTCAATGCCGTTCAACGCATTGGCTTTGCTGAGAAATTTCCTGGTCAAGTAGAACATTGCCTACGTTTGGTCATGGAACGATTACAGTTGGGACTTGACAAACGTGATGGAGTTGATCCCTCAAATCCTGATACGTGGAGATTATCTTCACAAGAAATACTTGATCTTGCTAACAGCGCAAAACTATTAAACGATATCCGATCGGGTTTCTAAATGTTAGACACAGCATTGTTAATGCGTCGTGCGGTTGCTTACAATTGTGATCAACATGGTCTAAAGCCTGCGAGTTTAGTTGCCATGCATCAGGCTGCTAAATTACACTTTCAAGAACTTGTATTTGCTGTTCAAGAAGACATGCGATACAATCAATTGAAATACTTTAGACCATTCCCACATCAGATTAAATTCTTTGAAACAGGTGGATCAGATCGTCGTGGTATACTTGCGGCTAACCGTATTGGTAAAACTGTTTCTACTTGCTATGAAGTTGCCATGCATCTTACTGGCAGATATCCTACATGGTGGCCTAAAAGGGCAAAACAATTCAATAAACCTGTGACTGTTATGGTTGCTGGTGAAGGATGGGATCAGGTTGCTCGTGTATTACAGAATGAATTGTTAGGCACACAAGATGTAAAGATTCAAGATGCCATTGGCACTGGCGCTATACCACGTGATTGTATAGTGTTTGATACCATGCGTAATGATGGAGCAAACTGTATTGGTGTTGAAGTCAAACATGCCAGTGGTGCTAACTCATACTTGTTGTTTGCTAACTACACACAAGAAGTTCGTCAGATGCAAGGTTTTAAATTAAATATTGCTGTGTTTGACGAGCAACCACCTGATGATTTCTTTTCAGAAATTGTTACCCGAACTGCTACCACACAAGGTCAAGTTCTTTGTTCATTTACGCCACTTAAAGGTTTGAATGGATTGGTAAGTAAGTTTTGGAATCATGAGGAAGGTTATGATCATATAAGAGTCAGTTGGGACGATGTGCCAGAATATGATCCATGGGGTGAACCATTTCTACTAAACGAAACGAGACGACAACTTGAACGAGACTATCTACCACACGAGCGTGACGCTCGCCGCAATGGTGTTCCTGTTATGGGTAAAGGAGCAGTGTTCCAAATCCGAAACTGGCCAACATATAGAACTGGAGATTACGATTTCCGGTCTATTTTTGGTATTCATCGTATCATCGCTCTTGATCTTGGTTTGGTAAATGACAAGACTGTAATCTCATTAATGTATTGGCATCCTGAAGAACGTGAGGCTTGGTTACATCGTCAACTAGTTGTTACTGGCACTGAAGAAGCGAATCCTACAAATTATATTAATCACCTAATGCGACCCGAAGTATTTGGCACACCGATTGTGTTACCGGCTGATGCCAATTCACAAGGCAGATATACAATGAGTTCGCAATCTATCAGACAGTTATTTGAAGAATATGAATTAAATGTTCATCCTGATGCGATTATGAATCCACCCGATGATCAAGGTCGTAGAACCAATCATAAGAGTTATGGTATCAATGTAATGCGTCAGATGTTAGAAGTTGGCACACTACACATTAATGAAAATTGCGTGGAGTTTTTACGTGAAGCACAAAACTACTTTGTCGACCAACATGGACGGTTTAGTGATCCTGATGATTGTATTGATAGTGCTAGGTATGCCCTCATTGGATGCTTACAAGGAATCGCAGAACCGTGGGATGACAGATCTCCACAACAACGATTCAATGCCATCAAACACAATTATAGGGTATCGCAAGCGCAAAGGCGTGCTGAAACCGATAAAGTTGCGTGGAAACGCACCTATTCAGCCAGTGACTGATTACGATAAATAAATGATAAACCTCGGAAACAAACATGCTTGACCTAAAAAATGTCGTAATCAGCAATCTTAACAATCACAAGGGCATGATGTCCCGTTTTGTAAAGATGAAGAGTTTGCTAGATGCGAAGTGTGCGGCAAACCTACGTTTACTTGCTACTAAAAATAACATCAACCGTGCTTCAGATTACCATTACTTGGTTCTTGCTGTAACACAATCTACTGAACCTGTCAATGGTTTGGACTATATTCATCCTGTTGTAAAGCCAGTTGTAGATTATGCTACATCAGTTATTACCAAAGGTATTGCTCAGAACGGTGAAATCAACTTTGAATTCGTTGCCGACAATGAGGATGATGAGCCAGCAGCACGCCAAGCCACTGAAATGGTTCACAAGATCATTAATCAAAACAATGATCCACATACCATTCTACAACATTGGGTCATGGATGCTTGCTTACACAAGAATGGTGAGATGCTTATATCTCCAATGCGTGAACAGATTGTTCGTTATATTACTACCCAAGGCACGCTTGACCAATTAAAAGCATTTGAAGCACAAGCCATGGATGCTGGCTTGACACCACTACGTCAGAAACGTCGTAAGATTCACGTAAACATGCCACAGGTTTTGGCTGAGACTCAACAGTTTATGGGCAACTTACCCATGGCTCAACATCAAGAGAATGTTCAGTCAATGTTGGATCATCTACAAACCGCACAAGATGCCGAAGAAAGTTGGCACGAGCATGATCCACTAGAGATTGATAATGTTGAAGTTCGTGACGCCGGCGATCATCTACAAGAAGCAATCAATCGTAATACAGTTTACGAAGCAAAATATAAATTAACTGGTTATAACCTCAACGTTAAATTCCGCCCTATTGCTCAACACTATTGGATGTGTGATCCTACAGTGATTGAAATCCAAGAGCAACCGTTCTGCGGTTTTTATAAGCCCATGAGTATTCAAGAAGCATGCGAACTTTATCCAGACATTGATCTTGAGGAGTTTAAGATATATGCTGAATACAGTAACGTGGGAGCATATCAGGCCGGTAGTTTACTCAATAATCTTGCCCTTCATGCTCGTGATTCTGTTCCTATCAATGGCTTACCTGCTCAGGGCTACGCCGCCCAAGAACCCGAGGCAAGACAAGTCACAGTCTTAACAGTTTGGAATCGTTATGATATTGACGGTGACGGCGAATTAGAATTAGTAGAATTGATTTACAGTGGTCAGTATGTTATCAGCGCACGTGAAGTTGAATTCATACCTGTGGCTAACATGGTTCCAAAACCACTAGCACAAAACTTCTACGGTATGAGTATTGCTGAATCCGTAGTGCCAATGCAAGAATACGCAACTGCTGGTCACCGTGCTGAGATTCAGTTAGGTTTGTTACAATCTACCGCACGTATTGGTGTTAAACCTGATCGTGTTGACTTTGAGATGATTCAAGACGGCGAAGCTGCTATCTTTATTCTTGACAGTAAATTTGATCCTGCCAAAGACATTTACGCAATGCCACATCCTGCTGGCGATATTGCTTTTATTGACCAAGCAATGAATCGTATTCAGAATGATACCATGGCTATGGTTGGTATGACAAGTCCACAAGACGTGTTTAATCCCGAAGTTATGGATCCAGGTAATTCGGGTGCTAAGTTGAACCTTGCGCTATCACCTAATCAAGTCATTCAAGACAATACTGTAAAGAATTG